CTTGAGCGTTTTGTTGGTCTGTTTGAGCAGTAATTAATGTTTGATTAACCAAACCAGCACTTGTCATTTCTCCATCGGGAGTAGTCAACTTATATTGTGGGCCTAACATATTGCCAGCCATAGCACCTAATGCTTGAGGTTTGCCACCTTGAGCACCAATACCACCAGCCATACCAGCCAATGGTTGTTGGGGAGCCATATCTTGTTTGGCTTGTTGTAATGCTTGATTTTGTAACTGATATTGCTGATATGCAGTATCTTCCTGCCTAAATGCTTGAGCAGGGCTTGTTTGCAATACATTAGCTAATTCTGAAAGACTTGCCATATTAACTCACCGAAGGAGAAGGATTATTGTATTGTGCGTACAAAGTTGCTAATGGATTTAATACGTTTGCAGCCCCACCAGCCAGTTGCTGTAGTCCTAACGCTCCAGCACCAACTTGTCCAAAGTTAATGCCTTGTTGAGCTTGTGCGGCACCTGCAGGAGCTTGGTTTGCACCTGATAATGTGGCTAGTAAGTTTTGTTGTTGCTGTAAGTTAGAAGTAGCATATTGTTGACCAAACTGTTGAGCTTGTAACAATCCACCGCCTGATACTAAACGACCCTGTGCAGCTTGTTGAGCCTGTTGAGCCTGTAAGCCTTGTTGAAGGTTAAATTGGTAACCTGGAGTAGAGGTAATGGTATTTGGGTTTGCCAATAAGTTCTGTAACTGGGAAGCTGCTTGTGAACGGTATTGAGCGTATGGGTCTGCAACACCTGGTTTAGTTTGTCCACCGCCACCAAGTAATGAGGCAGCTTGCCCTAATTGACCAATACCACCAATCAATTGAGCACCAGTTTTAGCATATCCAGCTAGTTGCCCTAATGTACCCCCCATACCACCTTGAGCTACTACATTTCCTGCAGAGTCAAGAATGTTACCACCTTGAATAGAACCCATTGTTCCATCTGCTAATTGGAATGGGATGGATTCTGCACCTGCTGCTGCAGTTTCCAACATAGGAGTTGCAGCAGCTATTTGCTCGGCAGTAGCACCTGCGGCAGTCAAGTCGGCAACTGAGACACCTGAAGCAATCAAATCTCCAATTGGTGCTCCAGCAGAAACTAATTCTCCAACAGTAGCCCCTTGAGCCAAGGCATCACCAACAGTAACGGCACCAGATGCTATATCTGCCGCTGTAAAAGCACCTCCTGCTATGTCCGCTGCTGCTACGGCTGCTGTGTCTGCTGCGGCTGCTCCTCCAAATACTTCTGCTGCTCCTGCGACTGCTCCGCCCATAATCTATCCAATCTTTTTAGTAAACATACGCTCAGTTTCTTTATATCCTAAGCGTTCAAATATTGCTCCAACGTCCTGATGTATTTTTACGTTCATGGACAGCTTAGTAACTCCGTACTGCTTCATTATCTCTTCGGTCTTAATGAACAATTTTACACCTGTCAAGCCCTTACGATAATCTTTATCTATAAAAAAAATGTCATCCATAGCCATAAATTGGTCTTTATAATGGATGTGGTTATATAACATCATTATGCAGTATCCAACCAATTTACCATCATTTCTAGCCGTTACAATCCTCATATTGCCGTTTTTGAACATTTGTTCATATCTATCATAATCAGGGTTTAATTTGATAGTGTCCTTATGTAGGGCTATTTCCTGCCAATGGTCTTCTAATAAAGGTTTAATTTCCTCAATTACTTGGTCAAAAGTCTCTTCTTGGTAAGCTATCACGTATCCCCCGATTCCACATCAACCTCAAAGTACTCTAATCTTAACGCACAATTGTCTTGATGTAAAAGGTCGAAAGCTCGTCTACGCCCTTGCCCTAATCTATGGACTTCGGATTTAGAGGTATTGAGGTTGACATCTTGCCATTGAGAGAATGTTTGATAATCGTCTGAGGTATAGCGTAATAGGGCATAGGAATCAACTTTATCACCTACAATTTGAACACTTCTCCAAAACTTGCGTAGATTAGTACCACCATCTACTAAAGGAGTCCTTGCAAAGACGTTTATAGGGTTTCCATAGTCTTGGTAGGTGTTAGCATCAAATTGGTAAACAACGCCCGTTAAACCGTGTTGTAGAAGGTCTAAAGTACCAAATTTAGTGTAGAACTGTCCTAAGAAATAAGTCTCTACGTTGTTTTCTACAGAACTCCAATATGTCCAACCATTTTGAGCAAAGTCATACACTAGGGTATACCCTAAGTCTCTCAAAGTTAATATGTATAAGGAATGTCCTGAAGTCTTTAAACTATAAGCATAGGCATATTCAGGGTCACAGTTATTTAAAATACGTTCAATGTATTGGTTAGAAATAATTTGAGGAGTTTGGCCTGCCATAGCCATTACTTGATAACCCTTTTGTCTTGCAGTAGACATCCATATTAGGGTGTTGTCCATCTGTACTAAAGAGTCTTCGGCTGCAATACCAAATTGAATTACAGAGTTTTGATAAGGAAGAAATGGACTACCTGGAGAAGAACCTGCATCATAGAAAAACTCAATATGATGGGAACCAAAGGTAACAATATAGTTAATTGTTCGACCAATAGCTAATAGAGGGTCGGCATCAGACACCACGCCAATATAATTAATGGCTTGCCAAGTAGTTGGGTCTTCTACGTTACTGTTGTATAAAAGACCTTCAGGAGTGCCTACTACATAATACCCATCTACGAATACAGCACCTGAAACAGTAGTCCCAGGATAAGAGGTAGTAAAGGTAAGAGTAGGACTTCCATTAGCTGTAGCATTTTGACTTAAAGTTAGTGCGGTTCCAAATACGGTTAAAACATAAGTGCCAGTAGGAATACCTGTTCCTGTCACAATCTGTCCAATCTGAATTGCCGGATTAGATGCAGATAATGTTACTACAGGTGTACCTGACACAGTAGTACCACTTTGCGTTGTTATGGTGCCTTGAAGGTCTAAAATGGTGCCTGAAGCTAAAGTATAGACATATCCGTGGTTCTCATTCTTAAAAAAGACTTGAGTACCGTCTACAGAGTAAATCCAATCATATTCATCTGAGCCATCTACAGTGCCTTTAGCAACGTTATTGTCATAAAAAGTTGTTCCTACTATGCTAAGTAAATGAGTACCCGCAGCAAAGACTCCTAGACCAGTTCCTGTAGTAGCAGGGGTTTGATAAGTTTTAAGTCCTGGGCGTTTGACAATTGCAGAAGATTCTTTCTTCTCAATTTCAATAATAGCGTTACCGACTTTAGAGTCTTTATTGAGGGTTCCGTCCCTTGAACCGATGTTATGCCCAATAGGTACCCTAGAGACTGCCATATTAGCTGTAGAAACGGTTAGAAGGCGAGAATGCGGTACTAGCTTCTTCTTGACTCCAATCAGTCATTACTTCTTCTAATTTCATTGCTCGTTGAGCTAGTTCAGCACGCACTTGTGCAGGAACTCCATACTCAAGGCTTAGTTGGTCTGCCAATCCAAACTTAAGGCAATTAAACCATTCAGAAGGAAAGTCTGGGATTGCATTGGGATTGAGCACATCATCTACAGGCATTTGAACTTGTAGATGAATGGTATAACCCGTAGCCGATGGGGTGTCGTATACGTACAACACGCCATTGCCTAACTGTGGGTCATAGTAGACTTGATTTGGAATTCCCTGTGAAGGCTTGTAGCCCTGTTGCATATACTCTTGGCGAGAGATAACCATTAAGGTAGTATCTTGGTTACTTGGGTTGCGAATAAACGCCATAACCACCCTTAAGGGGCGTGTACAGACTACATCACCGGTAGGCCCAAGATTATAAGTATTCTGTCCAACGACCATAGGAACTTGTAGGTCTTCTACTTTCCATAATGGCATACCCTTAGTCTGTAATTGTTTAATGTACAGATTTAGGGCTTGAGAGCAGTTATCGTAATCTTCTGCAGTGGGTTGGTCACCCGCACCAATAACGCCTAATACACGCAATGCACCATTGATTACTGCGTTACGAGATTGTGTGTATGCTGCGGTCATTATTTATCCTATTAAAGCAGTTACTTCATCTTGCGTTAAACCTAATGCGGCTAGTTTAGCTAGTGCAGAAGCCTTTGCAATTGCTTTAGCTTGTTCTGCTTGTGTTTCTTGGGCTTGTAGTTCTGCTAATTTAGCTTGTGCTTGTGCCGTGTCATATTGAACTACTTGACCATTAGCATCGTAAGCCACATCACCACGAATAGTAACAATAGCTGAATTTAGTGCATAAACAGCATCATGTATATTAAGCATATGCAATTTCCATTAAAGTAATTGTTGATGGTGAGTTAGCTTGTCCAAAATAATTAGTTCCAACTCCATCAGTAGCAAAATAAATTGTGTAAGTTGTTGCTGATGTTGTTGATGGAGAATCTAGCCAAGTCATACAAATTGGAAAATATAAAGTACTCGCGCCATCATCACATTCTGTAATTGTTAATTGAGTAGCACCTCTATAAATATAAAACCTAGCGGCACGACCACTAGAACTTTGACCGCCAACGCTACTTACAGAAATGTAAATTTTACTTGTAGTAGATTGTGGAGTAATAGTTGCACTTAAAGTAGTAGATACAGGCGTTGAACTTGTAGTAGATTGAATAGTAGTAAAAGTAGAATTAACCAACTGAATTACTGTCTGTCCACTTCCATATAAAGATACTGACATAATCTATCCTTAAATAGCTACGAGTTGAGCAGTAGTTGTTGCACTAGCAATAGAAGCACGACCAGCTACTAGACTAGCAGTAAAGTCTGCATCGCTAACAGCATTTTCAATTCCAGCTAAAGTATTGAGTTGTCTTGCTTGGGCTTCTTGAACAGCTTTAGCATTAAATTGAGTTAATTTAATAGCTTTAGCTTTTTCAAAGTTTACTGTGACTGTAGAGCCTGACAGTTCCCAAGCATCAAAGAACTGTGCATCTGCACCTTGTGGGAGTGTAGAGTCATCAACAATGATTGCACCTGATGGGCAGTCTTTTTCAAGAACAGCTTGTACAGAGATTTCACCTGTTGGTACTGTTACGGATACTCCACCATTGGAGTTTGCATGGATGATTATTTGTGTCATTTTGATTTCCTTAATTATCTAAATACTGCAACATTCATTTGACCGCTATAAGCTGGGTCTGCATTACCAACACCGTTAGTAGCACAATAAATTGAAACTGAACTAGTTGTTGGTGCGGCAGATTGATAGTTTTGTCCTGTTCCTTGCCCTATACCACCACCATTACCAGCCGTAACTAAAGTTGCATAACCAACGGTTAATGTATTTGTAAAATTTACAATATAAGCACCAGCACTACTTCTTGTTACAGAACTTACATTGTAAGAACCATTAACAGAACCGCTAGAACCTACAAAGTTTACCCAAGCCTTTGCACTACCATAAATAGCATTGTCCATTGAAGTGCTATTACCAGCACCATCTTGCAGTTGGTCTGCGACTATTGTTCCAGCGATGATAGTTCTCCTTTTTGCCTAGCCCACTGCTTTTTAGCAGCTTCGGACAATTTGCGTTTATGTTCCTCAGTAATTACCTGTTTACTCCTAGCCTCACGAATCTTGGCTTTAGTTTCCTCAGATAATACTTTGCCTTTACTTCTTTCACCCAATTTCTTACAAAACTCAGGACTGCGTTTTTGCCCTCTAGTTTTTTCAGCAACTTTTTCATAAAATTCTTTTGGTCGGCTTTTTAATGCCTCTACAACCTTAGCAATCGCTTCAGGCGACCTTTTCCAACCTAGTTGGGCTACCTTCATCTTGGCAATAGTTTCAGAGGCTACTTCACCCCTTTTAGAACCACCATATTCAATATTATATCCATCAGGAATACGACTACCCATTACAGTAATCCAAAAGCGTTCAGCAAAGTTTAAAAAGGCTTTGTTATCAATATCAGAGCAAATAGATTCATAGGTAAAGTTTTCCTTACCGTGCTTGCGATATGCCCTTGTCATTAGCGTTCCATGACCTACCTTATTGCCAGCAACAGTAGTCTGACCAACATATTGCTTGCCGTTCAGATTGTTGGTGACTAGGTAGATTGTTCCTGCCATTATGCTTCTCCTAAATTATTTATTATGCCAGCCATGATTTATCCTTATGTTCCCAATATTCCAGCAGAATTCCAAAAATTGTCGTATGTAGTTGAACTTGATTGTTGACCGCTAATTACTCTAAATTGTGTAGTTGATGTTGGAGTTGCTGTTCCAATACGGTCATTATAAGTTGGGGCAGTTCCTAATGTTGTAGAACCACCTGCATTTGTATTGTAAAAACAAGGATACGCATTACTTGACATAGCTGTTGAAAGATTTATATCAATAACACCAGTAGTAACTCTAGTTATGCTAGAAACGTTAAAACTTTGATAAGTTGTTAATGTTGAACCATTATTTGTAAAAAATACATAAGCCTTAGCAATACCTAAATAAGCATTATTAGTGCTAAATAGACCTGTATCGGTGTTAATTGTGTTTGCTACTAATGTGCCAGCCATAATTTTTCCTTAAACGATTACCCAACGTGAGCCAGTTGGAATAGAAACTGTAATTCCTGTCGCCACTGTAACAGGCCCCGCACTAACACCATTTTTACTCGATGTCATTGTATAGTTTGCTGTAATTGTATTACTGTTTTCATATACTGCACCTGTTCCTACAGGGTTAATTCCGTTAATAGCGGTTTCAATGGCATTCATTTCACCTGCAGTGATACGCAATTCTACTTTATCACCACCCGAAAAGGCAGAGGCTGTTGTACCTTCTTGAGCACGAACAATGGTCATTGTGTCGCCACTTCGGGAGGTACATTTTACAATTTCAATTGGAGTGCCAGATATTCCTTGAAGAGTTACAAGAAAATAGTCACCGCCAGTTGGATTAGGAAATATTGAACCAGAACTGGTTGTTACAGTAAGACTTGTTGCAGTATTAGTAATGCTTGATGCTAGGTTACTAGCTGCGTTATTTGTAAACAGGACAGTCATTCGTTATCCTAATGTTGTAGTATTAAGTGCAAAAGTATTCACTACCTTTTGAGATGTACTTTTTGGGTACAAACTGGTTATGATAGTAACGCTTGATGTTACACTTTCTAATATGGATTTTACCCTAATTATAGCTAAATTCAATAGAGAATTAGAATTTACTGTTGCATAAATAGTATCAGTAAATACATTTGGTTGGTCTGGGCGAGAGACAGGTACAGACATATCATCTCGTACCCCTTTGACATAGTCTTGGGGTTGTCTAGGCTCCCAACATCCATTAGCGGTACAAACATACAAACCGTCCCATTCCAGCTTT